CCACCACGCCATCCATCCGCACACCTCAACGGCCGCCTTAAAGAGCTCCTTACGGCGGCAGGAGGTTCAAACCCAGACGGCCCTCGGCGGAGGGATACGAACCGGCTGCTCCTCAACGGCACAGTCATCGGGCCCTGCGAAGCTGTCGAGATCTCAAGCAGTAATCGCGCACAGGCCGCCAGCTTTTTCGCCCGCGTTGCCTTCCCCAACACTGATCCGTCTTCTCTGCAGAGCTGGCTAGGTGCGGACAGCTTGGACGCACGGATCGAGATGGGATGGTTACCGCCTGGTGCTGGAGAAGGGCTTGTGGACTGGCAACTGATGATCAGTGGTCCCGTCGATCGACTACGCTATGACCCGGTCACTTGCAGCGTAGGTCTTGAGGGTCGCGACTACGCGGCGAGGCTTCTAGATCTGCCACTGACGGAAGCTTTCCTCAACTCGATGAGCAGCGACGTTGCTCAGGGACTCGCGGATCGGTGCGGTTTAACCTGCGTTTACGATCAGACCTCTAAGATGATCGGTCAATACTACCAGATCGAGCATAGTCGGCAGGGGCTGGCTCGATTGTCAAAGTTCGGAAACGCGTGGGACCTGCTATGCAGTCTGGCTCAGTTCGAAGGATACGATCTTTGGGTATCTGGCACAGCACTTCACTTTGTTTCGGCCGACCGAGCGCCATCATACTCGACAGCCGTGACGTTCACGCCGCCCGTCGGGTCGGGACCACCAAGCCTCAACGTAACAAGCTTAACAGCCGAGAGGACGCTTGCCCTTCCGTCTAGCACAACCGTCCAAGTCTCAAGCTGGAACAGTCGGCAGCGGATGCGGGTCACGGCGCAGGCGAGTGGTGGTGCCGGAGCCAGTCCCAATGTGGTCAACGTAGTGAGGCCTAATCTTCTCCAAGATACCGCGCAAATGCTGGCGAACGGCATCTATGGGCAGGCAGCGCCGCACAGGCAGACGATTGCCGTCACGATGCCCGGAGACCTTACGCTTACGCCCCGCGATCGGTTGGTTGTCGCGGGTCTCGGGTCAGGTTGGGACGGGAACTTTCGGATAGACACGCTAGACCGCGAAATGACGCTCGAGGGTGGCTTTACGCAATCCTTGGTTGCCAAAATGGAGGTCAACGACGGATGAGAAGCTGGATTGACGCTGCGCGCTTTCACGCATCATCCCAGGTCGTGTCGGTCGGTCAGCCGAGGCACGCGCTGGTGAGCAGCGTCGACCCGGCCAACCACGCCGTCAAGGTGGTCATAGAGCCCGACGGCATCGAGACGGGCTGGATCCCGGATGCTGCCGTCTCAGCCGGAGGCCTGAAGATTGCCTGTCCAAGCCAGATCGGGACCCAGGTTCTCGTAGTCCCGGTTGAAGGCGACGCCGAACATCCGGTCGTGATAGCTCGCCTGTTCGACACGGTCGTCACTCCTCCTGTCAGTCCAGCGACAGGCCAAGCTGTGCAAGCCGGCGAGGTAGGGTTCTTCATCGGCGATGAGGTGTACGTCCATCTTACTGCCGGAGGGCTGTATTTGGGCGGCAATGTCACCATCAAAGGTACACTCGCGGTAACTGGTGATGTGACGGCCGCAGAGGTCAGTCTCCAGCAGCACCTTCATTCCCAGGTTCAACCAGGCAGCGGTGTGTCCGGGCCGCCAAGGACTTAACATGGCCGACCTAGCACATCTTATAGGTGGCGATCTTTCAGTTAATGCTGCAGGTGACCTCGCCATTGTCGATCTGGACAGCTGGACGCAGCAGAAAGTGCTGAGGCGCCTACTGACAAATGCTGGTGACTACATTTGGCAACTGACGTACGGTGGCGGGCTGGCGGCAATGATTGGTGCGCCTACTTCGGCGCAGCAAATTGTGGCCGTGATCAGGCAGCAGATGATGCTTGAGAGTGCCGTCGCTCAGCAGCCGGAACCACGCGCGACAGTGCAGACTGACGAGCGGTCAACGGTCTTTGCTACCGTTACCTATACCGACAGCACGACTGGCTCGCAGCAGAGCTTTTCCATCCCAGGGGCAACGTGATGCAGATCTCGCTCCAGAACTTCACGACGCTCGTTTCGAACATGGCAGCTAGCGCCCAAGGCGCGTGCAGTACACTTATCGACGTGACCGTCGGATCCGTCCTTCGGGCGCTGCTGGAGAGCTCGGCCTCAGTAGCCCTCTGGTTGCAATACCTTATCTTGCAGGTCCTCTCCATGACGAGACTTGCGACGAGTACAGGGTCCGACGTGGACAGCTGGGTGGGGGATTTCGGGCTCACGCGCCTTCCGGCGCTGCCGGCGACCGGGATCGTGGTCATGACGTCCCTAAGTCCGACTTCCCAGGGCGCTACTATCCCCAATGGGGCACTCGTTAAGACGGCGGACGGGTCGCAAGGGTTCACCGTGACCGGCGGTCCTTACTCAAGACCCCCAGGACAGGCGTCTGTCAGCGTCCCGGTCACGGCGGCTTCGTTTGGTCCAGTAGGCAATGTGCAAGCCGGGACGGTGACTATCCTGGGGACAGCGATACCTGGGGTCGACACTGTGTCCAACCCCGTTCCTTTCACTGGAGGAACCGCGGCCGAGACGGACAGTGCTCTGCGTGCGCGGTTCGTGACCTACCTCAACACGCGCGTGCGCGCGACTGAGCAGGCGGTTGCGAACGCCATCCTATCGGTTCAGCAGGGGCTTACCTACGTCATCCAGGAAAATGTGACCTATGCTGGGCTGGCTTTGCCGGGGAATTTCTCTGTTGTAGTAGATGATGGGAGTGGTGCGCCGCCGCAGTCGCTCCTTACTTCTGTCTACGCTGCCATCGATGCAGTTCGGCCGATCGGCTCAACGTTCTCAGTAAACGGACCGGTCCTGATACAGGCGGTGGTGGTTCTGACGGTCGCCACTAACGGATCAAACAGCTTTGCCTCGACCCAGCAGTCAGTCGAGACAGCCGTTGCAGATTACATCGATGGCCTCGCTGTCGGACAAGCACTCCCATTTTCCAGGCTCGCCGGTCTTGCCTACGCTGCGGACAGCTCGATCAGCAATGTCCTGAACGTCCAGCTGAATGGTGCCACGGACGATATCGGGGGGGGCTCAACAACTGTCGTAAGAGCGCAAAGCGTCGTTGTTGAGGCGGCCTAAATGATTCCAACGGAAAGTAACGGCAGGCCGATCGGCACGGCTTCAGACATGGCGGCGAGATTGCGGATGACGCTGCCCAACGGGTGGTTCCCGGCTTCTCCACCCGCTCCTGCGGCGAGCTTAACACCTGTGTTAGACGGAGTGCTGGCAGGGCTCGCGGCTGCATGGTCGTTCTGTTTCGGCCTGCTCAGTATAGCGGCTTCCCAGGCACGCCTGGCAACAGCTTACGGCGTCTTCCTTGACCTCATTTCCGCCGACTTCTTTGCGGATGCACTCCCCAGACAGGTCGGCGAGCCTGATAGCAGCTTTCGCAGCCGCATCTCACAAAACCTGGTCAACAGCCGGGCTACCCGGGACGCTGTAGCTCAGGCCGTGTTGACGTCCGGCTTGCCTTCACCAGTGATCGTTGAGCCTGGAAGAGCGCCCGATTGTGGCAGTTACGGCTCAGCGGCAACCGGTGGAGCCGCGGCGAGACCTGGCTACGGAGATCCCGGGTTGCGTTACGGCTGCAATCAAACGCCTTTTCAGTACCTGCTCCAGGTTACGCCGTCATCGAGCTTCGCGCCGACGCTTTCCTGTCAGAGGCAAAGCTCGGCAACCTTCATCGACGAGGGCGGTTCTATGCAGCTGGTCGGGCCGAACGTCCTGCGGCCGGCCGTGTCAGGATCAGTCGTGCAGGGACCGCTGATCGAGGCGCGCTCGTTCAACCTTATTGAAAGCAGCCGCGACTGGGGATGGCTCGCCCATCAGGAGAATGGCGGGTGGTCCATCCAAGTGGCTGGAAACGGTTTGCTGGCTAGCGACGCGACCGTCGGCCTGGTTGTCCCCGCCGGGGAGAGTGCCGCGAGCATCTATGTCGACGTCGCAGCAGGAGGCCAAACCATAACCGGGTCGGTTTGGGCCAACTTGCGGGCAGGAAACTCTCTGGTTTCGGTGCAGCTCGCCTTGACCGATCTGACGACAGGGACCCGTACTGCCGTCAGCGCGGACATGAACACCATCGGAACCTGGCAGCGGATCGCTGTTACGGCAGTGATCGTTGCAGCGCCCGGGCGTACCGCGCGGATGTCGCTTGAGATCAACGGGGGGGAGGCATCTTCGGTCGTTACCCAGTGCTGGCAGGTCGAGCCTGGCTCAACGGCCACAAGCTATATTCCGACGACTGGGTTACTCGGTATTCGCAATGAAGATGTAGGCATGACTGTCACGCCTTCAAGCGAGGCTGTCGTGCTTGACCGACAGCAACTGTTCTCGGCGGTGTCGGGAACCATTCCTGCTGCAACGGTGGCTTGGGTCGCGTACCTGGACGCACTCTAATGCACCCGAAGCTGTCAAGCTAGCTCGACGCCATCTGCTCTTGGAGATTAGGCATTGGATCGTCAAGTCGTTTATGCAGGAGCGGTTCCTGTCGACACGGATCAGCTTCTGCAGAGCCGAAACGCGATGGTGGCGCTGGGCTACCTCGCAAAAATGGTCGTGGGGGATGGTTCGAGCTACGCCGATGGACTCACTTGCGCGCCCGGCAACGGGCTCGCAGTGAATGTCTCACCGGGAAGCCTCTCAGTTCCGACGGTGGTAGACTCAGGCGCTTTCGGGATCCTTCCACCCAACGGTGATCCTCTCGTCAAGATTGGGGTCAACACCAAGGTTACGCCGCTGTCTCTGCCATCAAGCGGAACCTATGTCGTGTCAGCGGCATTCGAGGAAGCTCCAGCGGGCGATACAGTACTCGCCTACTATGACGCCGAGGCCCCGTCTCAGACGTTGTACGGCCCGGCTGGAAACGGAGAGGCGCAGGCTACCGTCCTGCAGCAGCGCGTGAGTTTGAGCCTCACGGCGGGAACTCAGCCGCCCGCTGGAAGCGTGCCGTTGTGGGTCGTGACTGTACCGAGTGGTGTGACGGCGATCACACAGAGCATGATCAGTCAAGCGCCGGGGGCTCCGTTCCTGGCGGTCAAGCTCCCGACCGCGGCGCCGCTGGCTTCGCCGAACTTCTCGGGTCAGCCGACGGCGCCGACACCAACGACTGGAGACGACAGCACGCTTCTCGCCACGACCGCCTTTGTAAACGGTGCGACGAAGAGGTTCCGGTCGGTCTGGACGAGCAGCGGGACCTACAGTTGGGTCTGCCCCTCAGGGGTCTATCAGGTGCTCTTCCGTGGTTGGGGTCCGGGAGGAGGTGGCGGGGGCGGCTCTAATGGCAGTCCTGGCGGTGGCGGTGGCGGCGGCGGTTATCTTGAGGTGCTGCTGAGTGTGGTGCCCGGGCAAAGCTATGAGGTTGTCGTCGGAGTAGGCGGCACGGTCTCGACTGCTGTGAGTGCCACGAGTTTCGGAGGCGCGACTTCTGTGTTCGGCGGCGGCAATGGCGGCAATGGCGGAAGCGGCCAAGTTGGCGTGGGAGGCACCGCAGGAAGTGATGCGGTCCTGCAGCTTGAAGCGCTTTCAAATCCCGGTGCAGGCTTTGGCCAGAGCGGGTATGTCATCGGAACCACTGCAGTCGGCGGGGCAGGGGGAGGCAGTTTCGGCACGCCGCCGAGCTACCCGAACATGAGCGGCGCGGCAGGAACTACGGGCTTCTGGCCTGGTGGCGGCGGCTCAGGCGGTGCGAACGGCGCGGGAGGTAGCGGTGCCAACGGACTCGTCATCATCGAGTGGTTTGGATCGCCATCGAGCTGATCGAGAGCAACGGAAGAGATTGTTAAAGCTACGAGTCATTTAAGGCCGGAGATCTTCCTGCCTGTCCGGAGTTCGATCTTGGAAGCATCGTTTGTCGATTGTCTCAACTTCACGCGAGAAGAGGAGGGCGGGTACGTGGATGATCCGCGCGACTCGGGAAACTGGACCAGTGGGCGCGTTGGCGTTGGAACACTCGTGGGCTCCAACATGGGAGTTGGAGCACCCGCCCTGCTGGCCTGGATGGGGTCGGCAGCCGAAGTGACAGCGCAGGAGATGCGCACTCTTCCGCAATCCACCTACGAGGCAATTGCCAGAAGCAATTATTGGATCCCATTAGGTTGTGGATTCCTGCCGGCGGGCGTCGATCTCATGGTCTTCGACTTCGGCTGGAACCGCGGGATCCTGACCTCTCTCGACATCCTGACGAGTTGCGTGGGTGTCCCGGGAGAGGCGACGGTGCCCATGGATGCATCGATTTACGACGGTGGCATGCAGTCGGTAAGTCCAAGTTATCTGCTACAGGAAATTTCCCCACAGAACATCAGGACTTTACAGAAGTTACTGGGCGTCACGGCTGACGGCATTGCTGGCCCTATCACTACTCGCGCGTTTCAAGCTCGCGAGGATCTTTTGGTAACGGCGTTGATCCTTGCGCTCGCGACTGCTCAGGTGGCGTCCTACCGAGACCTTGGGAACTTCCCGATCTATGGCGCTGGTTGGCTAGCTCGCACTTCGCGGCGCAGCCTCGCAGCTCTGGCGGCAGCGGCCGTTCATCCGGAAGTTTTCGTCTAACCCAAATGGGTGGGCAAGGTCGTACTAAGCGGCACGTTGCGGGATAGAACCGGGGTCGGCTCCATATTGCGTCGTAGGAGCGCCCGAGAATTCGACAGATCCACTGTGGGTCAGGCTCGAGCGCGTATCGAGCCAAACCTTTCCTCCAATTGCCCGCCAGCGCGCGCAGAAGGCGAAGTCCTCGCTCAAGTAAGATTCGCTTACCGGATCAATGAAGCAATCGAAGAGGGCATAACATTCGGCCTTGTGTCCGGTGGTGCTGTTGTACGCGTGGATAGATCGGTAACGGGTCTCCGGATAGGCGTCGCACATCCTAGAGATTGTCGTGCGGCTAATCAGCAGGAAGCCCGTCCCCGCGTAAGTGGCGGTCGCCAAGTCACCGTCTCGCCGCGCTTCGGATCCGGTACAGAGTTCGCCGACATAGCGAAGCGCAGCCGTTGACGGCTTTTCACCATCCCGGATTCGCTGTTCTGCGGCCTGATCCCAGTAATGTGTTTTAAGCGGATAGACTGCGCCAAGAACGTCACGTGAAGCCATCAAAAACCGTCCAAGAAGCTCCGGCTCAAAGCTGATGTCGCTGTCGACGAACAGTATGTGGGTGGCCGAGCTCTGCATGAAGTGTGAAAGCAGGGTGTTACGGCATCGCGTGATCAAAGCATCCTGGCCAAGCAAGGCTAAGGTCAAGTCGTAGGCGTCGACCGATGCCCGCTGCATCAGCCCTAAGACGGACTGCATGTAGCCCTGTGTTACAACACCTCCGTAACAAGGGGTCGCAAGGAAAACGTGGGGACGCAT